GTGCGAGAGAAGCTGACGGCGCGCCGACTGAATAGCCTGGAAGTCACCGGCAAGGAATACGAAGTTCACGACACAACCGTGCCCGGCCTGTTCGTGCGCGTGACGGCTGCTGGTGCCAAGTCTTACGTTGTGACTTGGGCGCGTGGCCGCAAGAAGGCCCTAGGCCGTGTCGGCATCCTGACGCTCGAACAGGCCCGCGAGGAGGCGCTGCAATACCTCAACGAAGCACGCAAGCACGGCGAACCGCTAGCCGTCACACAAGGCCGGCGGGGTGCTGGCACCCCTACCCTGCGCCAGTTCATCGATGACCACTATATGCCGTGGTTCGAGGCGCATCACAAAGGCCACGAAAAGACACGACACACCCTGGACAACTACTTCGAGCCGATCATGCATTCCCGCCTCGATGAGATCGCCGGCCGAGATCTGGAGCAGATTCGCACCGGCTGGCTGAATGCAGGCAACAAGCCCTCAACGGTCAATCGGAAGATGGGCAGCATCAGCGGAGTATTCAGCCGCGCCGTCGAATGGGACTACCTGCCCGCCTCCCCTCTCGACAGGATCAAGCAACTCAAGGTCGATTCGATCGGCCGCATACGCTACCTGTCGAAAGAGGAAAGTATGGCCCTCAGGGGCGCGCTAGACGCACGCGAGCGGATTGCCCGAGCGGAGCGTAACAGCGCGAACGAATGGCGCTTAAAACGCCGTAGAAAGCCACTGCCGAGCCTGCAAGAGGTTGCATTTACCGACCATCTCAAGCCGATGGTTCTGCTCTCGCTCAATACTGGAATGCGCCGCGGCGAAGTCTTCAGCCTTCGATGGCAAGACGTGAACCTACAAGCCAAAACCCTAACGGTAGCCGGTGAAGGCGCAAAAACCAGCGAGACGCGGCATATCCCGCTTAACTCCGAGGCGTTGGCCACCCTCAAGGCGTGGAAGGAACAAACAATCGGAACGGGCTACGTCTTCCCAGGCGAGGACGAAAAGCCCATGACTGACGTTAAAACCGCCTGGCTTGAACTGCTGAAGAACGCCGGCATCATCGGCTTCCGCTGGCACGATATGCGCCACGACTTCGCGTCACGGCTGGTGATGGCTGGCGTGCCGCTGAACACGGTGCGCGATCTGCTGGGGCACGCTGATATCAAGATGACGCTGCGCTATGCCCACCTTGCACCGGACAGCAAGGCGGCAGCGGTAGAGCTGATCTAAAACGGGATCGTGTCGAAATCGACAATAACTGGGCTATTTTTGTGCTCTTGGACGTGTTTCAAAAGCGCATCCCAATGAGTGCGTACAGCTTCAAAATTTACCCAGCACTCAAAAACTTCTTCGCCCGTAGGAAAATGCCTCCAGAACTCCAGACTGGACTTTATCGTTTCCCAAACCCTGAGTTCGTCATAGGTCAGAGTCTCAGGCATATAGATCGCCTGTTTGACAAATCTCGTTGATTCGTCGGTCGACCACACCTTGGCAATCACTTCATCAAAGGTCTCGTCTGGCGCTCGGAATTGCTGCTGGGCAATGGCATTTGAGATCGCCCATTCAATCACAGCAGTCAATGATCGCTTTTGCATTCGCCCCATAAGATCAAGCGCGAACTTGATCTTCGGATCGATCCGTATCCCTACGGAAACCGTCGTGCTTGTCTCGCCTTTTCTCTTCGTCGTCTTGGTAGCCATCCGGGCGCCCGCCTTCCTAATCTGCTTTCGATGCCTACAGCTTGACCTACGAGCAAACTAGCGTCAATCCGGTTGAGTGCGTGTTTGTTTAGCAATTGCTTGCACTAAGCGAATTAAGCTGTTTATGATGGCAATCACTGGCACCAAATCTAAGCCAGATGGAGAAGACCATGTCGCAACTCGCAACCCTGCAACCCCTCGCCGTCGGCCCTGAAGAAGCCGCCCGCGCTTCCGGCACCACCCGCTCCGCTGTTTACGAAGCCATCGCCCGTGGCGACCTTGTGTCGTTCAAGGCAGGAAAGCGTCGCCTGATCCTTGTTGAGGAACTGCGCGCCTGGCTGAACCGTATGGCAAAGGAGAACGCTCGGTGAACGCCCGTTTTGAGGCCCTGGAACGGGCCTTCCATCTAATCGACCACAGCGGCAAAGTCATTGGGTGGCTGGCACTGCCTACCAATACCCGACTGATTGATCTCGAACACCTGCGCCACCTTGGCGCCTCTCGACTGGAGCTAGCGAAATGAATACCGCAACGACTGAAACAGTGGACGCGATCGACGCTTACGACCTGGCGACCTATGCGCGCGAACACGGCAAGTGGCTGGCCGCGCTAATGCGCTCGATCACGCTGGACAAAAAGCACAACGAAGGGCGCAACGTTGCCGAGCTCGGCGGCTTGGGGCAGTTCTTGGCAGACGATCTGAGCAACTACATGGATTGCGAAGCAGAGCGCATCAAGCGCGTGGAGGGGCTGCAATGAAGCCTGTTTGCTGGAGCCACCTGCTGCCCGACCCTTCGCGCATGAGCCGCCTGTCCAGCGACGATCTGGACGCCATCGAGCGAACCGCTGAGTGCGAGGCCATGACAGTGGCCCACGGCATTTCCGCCATTGGTGAGTTGCTGGCCTGGACCGCTGACGCTGGCGAACTGGACAACGATATAGCCCGCAATATCGGCTGGCTGATCAAGTCGCTTGGCACGCTGTCCGGCCGGCTCGTGGACGCAGCGAATGGCGCCGAGCACGAACTGAATCATCGCAAGGCCACGGAAAAGGACGAGCGAACATGAGAAAGGAAGCAGAGAGGAAACCCGAAGCGGTGCTGCAACACCGCCAGGGGCAAACACATTGGATAGCACCAAGTGAGGACTGAACTATGACACTTCATTCAGCGAACGCGCAAGACGATCGAATGCTGACCGCGCTTAGGATCTCGCCCGTAACAAGCCTGGAAGCCTCTGGCGATCTGGATATCGTCCATCCGCCAAGCTGTATTCGCCGCCTACGCCGCCGTGGTTACGACATCCGTACAGAGTGGGCTTACCAAGCGACCGAGCCGGGTCGCCCACCGCACCGCGTCGGACGCTATGTCCTAATCGCAGAACCGACCCGCATCGCGGCGTAAGACTCGCTGGCGGGGAAACCCGCCAGCTCTGCTGGAGTTCACTTATGGCGAAGAAGAAGGCGCCCCAAGTTGATTGGGGCCCAATGGGCGCGTTCGTTCTGCCTAAAGCGCTTATGGCGCACCCTGACTACCGAGAACTCTCACCCTCGGCGCTGAAGGTCCTCATGGTGCTCGGCTACCAATTCAACGGGCGCAACAACGGAAACTTATCTGCAACCCATACGATGCTGCAGGCCTGGGGAGGTATGGCCGAAGCGACTCTATGTAGGGCCCTGAAAGAGCTGCAAAAGCGCGAGCTGATTATCAAAACCCGCACCCACTACAAAGGGCGAGACGGCTCAAAGCCCGCGTTGTTTGGGCTTACTTGGATACCAATCCACGAGTGTCCCGGGAAAAATCTCGAAATTGCTCCGACCGTAACCGGCCTGAGAAGCCTCGCAGTTCGCGATCTGCCAATTTAGATTTTTACCAGCTTCAAAAATTGAAGGATGCACCCTCAAAAAATGAAGCCTTCTATTCCCGTTCCGTCCGGTTGTTTTTCCAGCCATCAGGAAGACTTCAAAAATTGAAGCACAACCCACTCAGAACAGGGGTTTGTAGCTTCAATAATTGAAGACCCTTATAAGTTTACCAGCCCCTAGCAGCCGATAAGGCTGGAGGGGCAAGAGAGGAAGCATGACGAACATCGTTCATATCGACCCTGACAGTGGAATCGTGATCGATAACCAGGGCGCGCACATCGACGCATTCGGCCAGGCGATGCTGCTCGGCGTCTTCTCCGACCTCTGCCAGCTCCGTGGCGGCGAGATGGAGCAAAACTGCGCCATCGCCCTGGATGGGATCGCGAAGCGCCTTGGCAAGCTGCTGGAGCGCTACGAACCATGAAGCCGGGAGAGCGCTCACTGTTCGCCAAGATCGCGCCAATGGTCATCCACTGTGACGGAGCGGTCGCCGCGTTGGAGATGTACCAGGCCGACGCCGACCGGGGCGAGTTGGATACCAAGATGCTGTCGGGGTTCCTGCAAGGCCTGTTCGCTGCCGGCGTGCTCAGTGACGAGGATCTGGCGACACTCAACACCAGGCGCATCCACTGATCCACCCAACCCCGCCACCGAGCGGGGTTTTTAGTGCGCTCAGAACTGAGCACGTTTCGTGCACCATTCGTTCAACGATCGCTCAACACCTGTTCAACGCCCGTTGAAACCCAACCCTAACCGGCTGGGTTATCGCTGGGTTTCCAGAGTGGCGAGAGCACCACACTGTCCTAACGCAACAAGTGTTGTCTCCGAAGAGAAGACTAGTTCTTCTACCGTAGTAGAACTTGACTGGAGCAGCCCCGCCACTGTGTAGGAATCGACACACTGTGTCGTTTTCAACACTAAGTGCCATTTCCGGCACGCCGAGACAGACCAACCTGTCCGACTCGGACCATCTCGTCGGTTTCCCACGATCAAGACCGGGGGTTTCCCGCTATCAAGCCTGGGGGTTTTTCCCAGAACTGGGGATATCTCACCGAGACCAAACCGTCTCAGTGAGACCAAAACGGCTCACTCGCCGCGCTACCAACCAAACTACCGGAATTCCGGTATTTCCCGCATTTGCACCTGACAGCAAGCCGGAGCAGGTGCGAATGTTCCACTTTGGATGGGTCGTAATTACTGAGACGGTTTCACCCTTTCCGGCCTTGTACCGCCCCGCCGCTTAACCCTTCTTTTCGTATCACCTGAAGCACACCTAAAAACTACTGGATGAATACACACTAAAAGCTTGCCATCTGCTCAAATCGGCATATCATGTCAATTATGACGACGTGTCGTCTTTGATTACATAGCAGGGGCAGGAAATGGCATTCACAGAATCTCAGCAGCCGACCAAGCGCCGCGGACGTGCCAAGGACGTGACGAAGCGAGAGGTAGAGGCCGCCCGTAATCGCCTACGCGATGCAGCCGCGGCAGGGGATCTCCAAGCCTGCGCCGCACTGATAGCCTTAGCGGAACGACTCCCCTGCCAGCCCCTTCAGGCCGGCAACGCATGACCCCTGAAGAGTTCAAGGAACTGCGCCGCCAAGAGGCGCGCCAGACCATTCAGGCAATGGGCCTGAAGATGACGACCCGCCCCAATGGGCTGATCCGTGTTCACGGTCGCGGCCTGGACGTAACCGTGCGGGATCTGGCCACGCTGCAGGCGTCCGACTTCCGAGGAGCGTGGTAATGCACCCCGTCCAACTGGAAACCGGCCCCCGCCTGCACCGCGCCGCCCTATGCCTTCCTGAGAAATTCCATGTCCGCCTGAAACAGCAGGGCCGCACGTTGGTGGTTCTGCAGGGCGACACCGAGCAAGAAGCACACGAACGCGCGCAGCGGCTCGCTGACGCCCTTTTCAGCAATCAAGGAGGGTGGTCCATTGAGCCAGCCTGACCTACGCGTGGTGCAAAGCACTGCCGATTATGCGAACGGACCAGACGGCACCGATCTGGAGACAGCTCTGGAGCTGATGGCAGAGGAATACGCCCTGCTTGAGCGTGACGCCGAAAGCCTCGGCATCGATATGGACGAGATCGACCAGGAGTTGGCCGAGATCACTGCGAACGCCGACGCCTTGTTGAGCGGGATCGCTGGGCTGGTGACCGAATGACCGCCCTCGCCTGCATCGACACTATCCAGGCTGCCGCCAAGGCTGCAGGACGCGAGCTGAACGAAGAAGAGATGGTCGAGTTGGTTGGCGACCTTCAGGCTCGCATCAAGCAGCTGCAGACCACTGATGGAATGCTAGGCCTTGAAGACGCCGCTATGCGTGCCGCCGACGAGATGGGCAACGAAGTCAAGCTGGCGGCCGTCATCGAGAGGCGTAATGCCCTGCTGAACGCCCGGAGGCGGCTGGAGGCAACCGGCTACATCCGCAGCACCTGGTCAGATCGTCCGGACCTCGGCCTTGAGTCTTTCCTTGTCGGCACTAACGTAGCGCGCCCCGGTGCTCGGCGCTCAGTCGCTGCCGAACAGAAACAGCTCTCGAACGCCTATATCGCCGGCTTCTTGAACGACATGGAAAAGGCCGAACTGCTGCCGTTTCTGACCCGCGGGGATAACGACGCCGACATTGCCGACGCGCTCTGGCGTATGGGCACTGGCCGTTCGCTCGATGGTTTGAGCAAGCCCGCCGTCGATATCGCCACGATCATGCAGAAGTACCAGACCGCCACCAGGACTGATGCAAACCGCGCCGGGGCCTTCATTCGCGATCTGCCCGGCTACATCGTCCGCCAGTCCCACGACCCGTACAAACTGGAGCGGGCCGGCTTCGCACAATGGCGCGACGAGATCAGCGGCTTTCTCGATGAGCGCACCTTCGAGGGAGTGACCGACCGCAACGAGTTCCTGCTGGCCGCTTATAACGGGCTGGTCTCTGGCGTTCACCTGAAGGCATCCACGCCCGAAGCCTCTGGCTTCAAAGGCCCACGAAACCTCGCCAAGAAAGTCAGCGCCGAGCGGGTGCTGCACTTCAAGGACGGTCTCTCCTGGCACCAATACAACAATGCCTACGGCACCGGTTCGCTGCGTGAGGCGTTCCTGGGCGGGTTGGACCAGGCCGGCCAGAACACCGGACTGATGCGCCGCCTGGGCACCAATCCCGAAAGCAACTGGGAAGCGATCCTCGACGATCTCCAGCGCGATTGGATGGACAAGCCGGTTGAGCTGCGCCGCTTCCAGACCGATCGCCGCGGCTGGCTGAAGACCCGTTTCGCGGAAGTGGACGGGACCGCCCGTTTGGCAGTGAACCAGCAGGCCGCGCGAGTCGCCTCGAACATCCGTGCCGTGCAGTCGATGGCCAAGCTGGGCGGCGCTGTTATCTCGGCAGTGACTGACCTTCCGGTGGCCGCCAGTGAGATGCGCTACCAGGGCAAGGGGATGCTCTCATCGATGGGCACCCTGATCGGCGGAATGGTGAAGGGGCGCAAGCCAGCGGAGCAGCGCGAGATCCTGTCCAGCTTGGGCGTGTTCTTCGATAACGTCCGGGGCGATGTGGTTTCCAAGTTCAGCGCCGACGATTCCCTGGGCGGGAAGATGAGCGGGCTGCAACAGAAGTTCTTCAAGCTCAACGGCTTGACCTGGTGGACCGACACCATGCGCAGCACCGCGGCGCTGATGATGAGCCATCACCTGGCCTACAACCGGGCCATGAGTTGGGATCAGATGAATCCCGACCTGCAGCGCACCCTGGAGCTATTCAACTTCGACGCTGGCCGCTGGGACCTGGTACGCGGTACCGCCTCCAAGCTCTCGGACGGCCGGGAGTACATGACCACTCAGGGCATCGATGACATTCCGGAAGCCGACCTGGCCGCATACCTCGCCAGCAAGGGCCGCACAGCGAACGACACAGCAATAGCAGAGCTTCGAGAAGAGCTTGGCGCCCAGCTGCGCAGCTACATCACCGACCGGGCCAGCTATGCGGTTATCGAGCCAGACGCCAGGACGCGCGCCATCATGCGCCGCGGCACCCAGCCAGGCACTGTCGCCGGCGAGCTGCTGCGGTTCGTGGGCCAGTTCAAGGCATTCCCCGTCGCCGTCCTGCAGAAGGCAGCCGGCCGCGAACTGTACGGCCGCGGATATGCCCCGGGCGCGTATGGGCAAGGCGCGGGGCGCGAGATCTACCAAGCGTTGCGCAGCGGCAACGGGGAGAAATTGGGCATTGCTCAACTCCTGGTCTGGACCACCCTGTTCGGGTACGGCGCCATGACCGCGAAAGACCTCCTGAAAGGCCGCGAGCCCCGCCCCGCTGATGACGCCAAGACATGGACCGCTGCGATGCTCCAAGGCGGCGCCCTGGGCATCTATGGCGACTTCTTGTTCGGCGAGGCCAACCGCTTTGGTGGTGGGCTGATCGGCTCGCTGGCAGGCCCGACAGCGGGCGCAATCGAAGGCCTGGCCGACGTGCTCTACCGCGTCCGCGATGGAGACGATGCCGCAGCTGCCGCCGTCCGGTTCGGCATCCAGCAAACGCCCTTTGCCAACCTGTTCTACACCCGTGCCGCGCTGGACTACCTCGTCCTGTACAGCGTGCAGGAATCGCTCAACCCCGGATCGCTACGCCGTATGGAGCGCCGGATCGAGAAAGAGAACGCCCAGCGCTACCTGCTGGCCCCTTCAAAAACACACCTCGACCCATTCGGGTTAGAGCGTTGATCCCTTCGGAGAAAACACCATGTGCGGAAAAGTCCTGCAGAAAGTCCACAGCCTCCACAAGAAACTAGACCCTATCGGCGGCAAGTATCTCGACGCGATCCCACAATCACTTGGATTGCCGACCGTTGACGAGCTCGGTGCTGGAATGGGCGGCAACCCGACCATCGACGGCAAAGCCGTATCACAGTCGGAATACAACGCCAGCATCACCGGCTCTGTCGTTGCACCCGCTGAAGCCCCGACAGAAGTAGATGCCGGCGTACTGGCAGCCCGTGATGACGAGCGCCGTCGTCGTGCGTCCGCTGCAGGTCAGAGCAGCACAATTCTGAGCAGCAACCTGGGCTCTGCCCCCACAGGCCGCAAAACGCTGCTAGGGGCCTGACCATGGACTACGAAAGCATAGCCAACGCCTTCTACGGCACCCCTGTTACGCCCCCGGACGCTCCAGATTCGCTGCTGGGTAGCGGGAAGGCTCCCGAACCAGTCAGCCAGGCGCCAGACGCCCACATCGACGAAACGTCCTCAACCGAAAGCATCGCTGAAGCCTTCTACGGTATGAGCGAGAACCAGGTTCCGGCTGATCAGCACTATCCCGAGCTGTCCGACTTCTACGAAAACATGGAGCGGGAAGACCGGATCAACGGTGAGGAAGTGGACGGCGAAGCATTCCACGCCAGCAGCACCGCCCTGCAGCAGTTCGCAGCCGAGGCAGGCTTCGGACGTGACCACATGCGAGCACTGATGACGACAGTGAACGACACCGTCACCGCCCCGATTACCTCCCTTGAGCAGCTAGAGGCCCGAAACGAGCGCTGCCTGTCTTCTCTGAGGACGTCCTGGGGGAGCGAGTTCGACCAAAACATGGCGTACGCCAAAGCCGAGGCAGCGCGCTTGATCAACACCGTCCCCAATGCCGGCAAGGTGCTGGATATGGGCGCCGGATCTGACCCCGCCCTAGTGAAGCTGCTGGCCGAAGCCGGCCGCACTCGGGCACGCCGCAAATAACCCCCACACCGAAAAGGAACAAACCATGACCGCCACCGCCCGCAACATCGATGAAGTAGAAGTCAGCCTCGACGCACGCCGCCAGGCTTTGGAAATGCGCCGTAGTCAACTCCAAGGCGAACACGAAGCCGCAGCACTGGCCGCAGCAGAGGGCGACGATAACGCGACCAAGCGCGTACCAGCCATTAAGCAGGAACTGCGCGAGCTTCAGGACGAGCTAACTGCGCTCGACGCAGCAGGGCGCGCCCTGGATCGGCGGAAGCATGACCAGCGCATCAATGAACGCGTTGCCGCCGTGAAGACCGCAGAGCAAGCAATCCCCGGCGCTTGTCGATCTCTTCAGGCGTCATGGAGCAAGCTGGAATCGGCTTTCGCAGAAGTCGGCGCCGCCTGGGCTGAAGTGAAGGAAGTAGCACAAAGCACGAATGCCCACGCCCGAGCGTGCCAGCAGCCAGGCGTCATGCCGAACCGTGTCGAGACACGTAACGACATTGCGCTCGACGCCTTAGCTGGCCTTGCCGGGAAGCTGCTTTTTATCGCCAGCCAAGACGAGATCGAGCCAAACGGCGTGCGCTATGGGAACAGCCCTGTCGTCCCGGAAGAGGTACGCGAGCGCATCAACACCATCCTGGAAGCCATCCAGCGTAATGCCGTCATGCATTCGGCGCGCTCAGTGAAGGCGATCCGGGAATGACACCCAAACAAGAGGCTTTCTGTCTGGCCTACATCGAGACAGGCAACGCGAGCGAGGCCTATCGACGGGCCTACAACGCGGAGAACATGAAGCCGGAGACGGTGAACCGGAAGGCTAAGGATCTTCTCGATAACGGCAAGATCAGGGCAAGGCTTGCAGAACTGCGCGAGCCCATCCTGGAACGTCACGGCGACACCGTAGACAGCCTGCTAGTCGAGCTGGAGGCAGCCAGGGCGCGTGCGCTCGCAGTTGATCGACCATCTGCCGCGGTATCGGCCACGATGGGCAAGGCGCGCCTACTGGGGCTCGACCGGCAGCAGCTGGACGTGACCGTAGATTTCAAGATCGGCTTGGCTGACAAGCTGAAGGCCGCACGGGAACGAGCCGGCCGGGTTTAGGTGGGGCAAAACTGGATCAGTCGGCTAGTGCCAGGGTCAAAACCCCGACAGCCTGCGCGCCTTTCATTGGTTGGGCGGTGGCAGGCATACCCAACACCAGCGGAGAGAATCAGTGTCGATTGCTTACGGACGCCCAGCGCAAGAATCTGTCCCGTTTCCTCGAGAACTCGCTGTCTTGATCGTGAAGAAAGCGTGTCGAATGGCAGAGAAGTTCGAGAACGAGTGCATCGACACAATGCAGCGTGACGCCCGGCGAGCCCTGCAGCGCGGCACTGACCCTGCCCTCATCGTTCGCCAGATGGGGCTGTGACCGGAGTTTCGCAACCAGTACGCGCGCGGTGCGCAAACGACCGGTGCGCAACCTGGTACGCACGGAATCGCTGTATTTACGCCTTGCTGCTTCGGCGGTAGACCCACTTCAGAAACAGGTCGTGCAGCGGCCCGATCGCCAGGAAGTAAAAGAACCCCGCGGCATACAGGACGGCATCTAGCCACCAGCGCAGGTCGCGGCTATCGATCTCCCCTACCATGAAGTGGATCACATACAAGAGAACGGCTCCTGCGAGCCAGGCAGCAATTGCCATCGTCCAGGCCTTCTTGTTCATTGCTTCGTCAAATTCGCTGCTCATGACCTACTCCTTGGCGGTTTAGCCATCCCTGTTACTTTTAAGCATAGCTGAGCTAATACGGGCAAATACGAGCAAAAAGGGCTTTATTTCCTTTTGTGGTACGTCTAAAGTGCAACACCATTAAGTGAGCACCTTAAATGCAACACAGGGAGATTAGCCATGTTTGTTCGCGCCTACCTTCGCGCCTCCACCAGTGAGCAGGACGCCAGCCGCGCCCGTGACGCCCTGGAGCAATTCGCCGCCAACCACGGGCAGCACATCGCGTGTGAGTACCTGGAGAACGAGAGCGGCGCCAAGGCCGACCGCCCCGAGCTGCTGCGCCTGCTGAAGGATGCCAAGAAGGGCGACGTGCTCCTGGTCGAATCGATCGATCGCCTTTCCCGCCTGCCGGCTGAGGATTGGCAGAAGTTGAAGACTGCTATCGACTCCAAGGGGCTGCGCATCGTCGCGCTCGATCTGCCGACCAGCCACCAGGGCATTGCCGACACGAAGGGCGACGAGTTCACCGGCCGGATGCTGGCCGCTATCAACTCAATGCTGGTGGACATGATGGCTGCGATTGCCCGCAAGGACTACGAACAGCGCCGTGAACGCCAGGCCCAAGGCATCGAGAAGGCCAAGGCCGAAGGCCGCTACAAGGGGCGCCCTGTGGACGTGGACCTGCACCGCAAAGTGAAGCGCTTCCTCGAGTTGGGCATGGGAATCCGCGAGACGGCACGCGAGGCCGGTTGCTCAACCACTACCGTGCTCAAGATCCGTGACCAGGCGGCCGGCTGAAGATGTCGACAGATACACTATCTGCGTACATGTCGCGGTTTCCCTGGCCTGCACGGGGGATGCCGCCGATCCGTCCCACAATCTGTCCCACAGTTGAGCGCGGGGTTATCTCACTTCCGCCACTGGCTGAAGTCTCCAATCCGCGACCAGGCGTCATGAGGACGGCCTGCTTATTTCGTGGCCAGCCACCACACCAATGAGCAAAAGGCCCCAAGCAGAGTTCCAGTGATGAGAGTGCTTTGAATCAGTGCTCGCAGAGTCGTCCAGCCAATTGAGGCATAGAAGTCGTCCACTGCTTCGGAGCCCATCCCTCTCGCAAGCAGTTCATCCGCCACAGCACGGGCGCGCTGCGATAAGAAGAAGAAGGCCACTATCAGCGCGATCAGATAGCAACCGCCGAAGATCCACAAGTACATGATTTCGCCTCCCTGCGCATAGACTGGCAGATACTATCAGGCCTGCAACACAGGGCTGCACTAGAGCAACATTCGACGATGCCAAGCGGTGCAAGTTGCACCCACATTGCACCCATGAAGGGGAATCGGCGCAGACCTTAAATCGCTGGAGACCGCATAGAATATGGCGTCCCAGGCGAGGTTCGAACTCACAACCTTCCCCTTAGGAGGGGGATGCTCTATCCAATTGAGCTACTGGGACATAACGCGGCGGGCATGGTAACGAGCCAAGCATGATTTGTCATGCGCATCGTAGACCTGATGCCATGCAGTCTCCTACAGCCGAATACGCCCTCACACTCAAGCAATGCAAATTGCATGACCGCTATCAGTCATCCGTGCAAAGCGCAAGCAATACTCGCCCCAATACAAAGACAACTTATTGATTTATAAGAGTTTTTATCCAGATAAACTTTGGCACAGCTACTGCAATAGCTAGGCAAAGTTAACGTGACGCGAAGGATAACGCTCATGATCAAGTCGGCTTTTCTTCTTACTACAGGCTTTACATTTGCCGCCCTGACAGCCTCGCAGCTGCCATCCGCCGAACCGCAGCAACAGCGATACGAGCCCTCTTCCCAGTTCTCCATTCAGCGCACGAGCAATTTGGAACGCGCACAGATCACCACCCTCAACTCAGGCGAGGCGAGCGTGCTCACTCAACCGCAACGCTGGGTGTTCTAAGGGATTCAGTTGAGCGCGGATGGTTCCGCAAAAGGAGTTACTCATGTCCAGATTTGCATTGACTTGCTTGCTTCTTACCGCAGCGTGCGGCTACGGTGCCTTCCTGGCCCCCCAAAGCCTGGCGACGTTGGATACCTTGTGCAAGGCAGGACTCGGCATATTCGGAAGCTTATCCTTGATCGCACTCATGATCGGACGCAGGATCAAGTTCGATCCAGTGCTGCGCTAA